AATTTCATTACGTTGTTTTACCATTTCGATTAATCCTCCAATGGTACTATTTTAGCATATTTGAAAAATGCTTTCTATTAATTTCTATTAATACTTGAAAAGCTTTTTAAATAAGGCTTTCTGATTTTAATAGTTACTTGTTAATTCTCAATAGTTTATAAAAACCGTATTCAAAACCGTATTCATTTTTCTTGCCCGTATAGTTAAAAAAGCGAACTGAAAACAGTTCTTTTTTTATTTGTCTATTCTAATAGACATTTTTAAAATTTTCTGTTATAACAGCAACAAAAAAAGCCCCTTCCATTCGGAAGGGGTTAACCGTTATTGGTTTTTATTTTCTAGGGCTTCAATCCGGGAGATCAAACTTGTTAATTCTTCCTTTGTAGCAAAAGCTTCCTTAACTTTACTTAAAGTTTGGAAAGGATCCCCGCCATTCGCTAGTTTGGTATCTATTAAAGCGTCCAAGCCTAGTTCTAAATGTTTTGTCTTAATGGCTTCCGTCATTTGGCTTTGAAGTGCCGTATAGTTGACAAAAGTTTGATAAGCAAAATCTGAAGTTAGGTAGGTACTTAGATCCACCGCTTGCCCTGCCGGTCTAGCTTCCAGCGCTTCAATTCGCTGGACTAGGGCGCTATCATTATAAGACTGAATAGGGTGAGTTTCTAAATAACGTTTAACGTTTTCGGCAATATCCACGGGGTGAATGGTCAAGTATTCAGAAATTTCGTGTTGAATATTGACTTTTCCAAACTCCACTACTTCAGGCGCTTGATAATTTTCAACCGACTGAATAACGTCAATTTTGGCGCTTTGATCGCTTGGAAAAACATAGTCCCCGGATTCGATTTCTAATTGATAAACTCCCACCGGTAAGATCTTCAAGATCTTAAAACTCACTTTTGAGCCTTCTACTGTGGTTTCAATCACTAGTTTACCCTTTGAGCCTACAAGCTTTACTTTTGCGTTTTGCCCGTCTAGGTTTTCAATAGGTTTACCAGCATAATCAAGTAACTCAAATTCAAACGTTGAACCAAAATCACCTTGTTTTATAACTTCCCCGCCTTTGGTTTGCTTTAAATTTGTAGAATTAATTCCCATCATTCCAGCATACCCCATAAGTCGGTACGGTTTCCGGCTTCATCTGTCGGACCGATAGCCATATAATTGCGGTTTCCTGAAGCTCCCACGTAAGAGATCCAGCGATAACCTGCATTTGATCCCTTGGAATCGTAGCGAACCTTTTCGCCCGGTTGGTAAGTTGCTACAATTTCACCGGTTAAATCCGGATAACGGCGGACATTGATAGGGCTATCACCCACTGTAAAAGTAGCTTCTTCAGGGAAAAACGGTACTTCATGGCTTTCCATGACTTCAGTAACGATCTCTTTGAGTTCTTCTTTTGGAAGTGGTTCGCCTTTAGTTCGGAAGGCTGTAGGGTACAAAGCAGAATAAGGGAAGGCCACAAGGTTGAAAGCACCCCCACCATTTGGCCCAGCTTCACCGCCTTGGTTTTGACCAAGGAACCAGCCTTGGTTTCCGTCAATGTCACTTACAAAGATAGCGACGTGAGAAACCGGGGTCCATTCGTTTTCCGTAAAGATACAAACTTCACTGCCTTCAAGCTTTTCTACTTCATCAAAATAATCAAGAATACCGTTATTATAACGCTGTTCCCAAATATCTTTCACATAGCCGGAATTGGTACAGTTTGCAAAGGGAACGCCTAGCCAAATACAATATTTAGCGTAACCGTCCCAGCATTGCCACCCGTAAGATCCATCAATATCAAAGCCGTAGCCTAGCACTTCATTTTGAAATAATTGAATTTTATCCATTTTTAAAGCCCCTGTTATTTTTTCCAAGCGTCGTTAGCTGTTTTTACAGCTGATTCAATAAATGTATTTAACTGATCATTAGTTAAATAAATGTTATAAGCTTCAAGCCCTTCAATAAGGCTTGTTTTAGCGTGTTCTAGCTTTTCAGCGCCGTGAATGTCCAATTTATCGGCTACTTGTTCGGTAGCCTGTACGGCGTTCTTAGCTAGGATTTCAGCGGTTTCAAGCGCTTTCTTCCCACCACGGGTTAAAAGGTATTGTTTAACAGAATTAACCACAATACCTACTAACACTACAAGAATACTCATAGCCCCACTTACAACAATATCAGTAATTTGATTCATTTCTTTTTCTCCTTTGTCTTTTTGATTAACTTGCTAGGTTCTTCTAGCCCTTCTTTGAGTTGAAATTTTTCGTGATCGATATTCTGTTTAACAAAATGATCAAGGCCCGGAATTTCTACGCCTAGCGCGGACAAACTAGCTAGAATACTAGATCCGTAAGCCGCCATCATGGCCATGATAAAAGCGTCCACAATGGGCGCTAGATTCATATATAACGCGAACGGGTACCCAATCGCTGTTATCAGGATCATGGCCGTGTGACTGACTAAACCTTTCCGCCATTTACGGCTGGAAAAGTCATGGTAAGCCCACGCCCTTGATACTCCTAAAACAATATCAAGGGCCACGATCAGCATTAAAGCAAAAACTATAAAATGTTCATCAATCCCGTGGGCGTAGAAGTCCTTTACTACCTCAAAAATTCCAAAAATTCCATCCGGTTGTTCAATTACTTCCACAATTCACCCTTATTCCTTTCCAACAAAAGGCCATGCTGTTGCTGTTCCTAGTTCCAGCTTACCGCCTTTCATAAATTCGCTGATTGGTTCACCATTATAGGTGAAAGCCTTTTGGGCCTGAATTAAAATCTTAATTCCTTCCCCGTCCACTTCTTCATGGCTAGGGTCTTCCAATACAAATAAATCATCTGTTTGGAAGGTGTCGCCGGTTTTAGCAATAGGCAAAAGGTCCACATACTGTTTATAGATTGTTCCATAAACGATATTTTTGGACATAACAGCATTAAGAATTGAAACGTGTGTCAATTTAGCGTTGTTTTCCACTAACTTATTAATGGTTTCAAGCTGTTCTTTTTGCGCTTGTACTTTTAAATCCCGTTCTTTAGCCTTGATCTTCAAGTTATCAATTTCCTGAACGCTTTCAGACATGGCCTTTTCAGCATATTCAGACTTAAAATAAGCGTCTTTAGCAAGCTCAATCGCTTCGGTGTCCGGCTTATTCCGGTGATCCCCCGCTACTCGCTGGGTGAAGCTATCAAAGCCCCCACTAGTTGCGTTTAAAGAAATGTCTGTGTGTGTGATTTTCCCATCTTCATCATATACCGGGTATTTCCCGACTACTGCATATGTCCGCATTATTCAGCTCCTTCTACTTTTAATTCATTGAGTTGGTTTTGAAGTTCTTCTTTTTCTTTCTGAAGCGCTTCAAAATCTGCTTGTAATTCATCTTTAGCTTTCTGAAGGTCTTGTTTTTCACCTTCCAGCTTTTGGGTGTATTCACGGCAATTTTTTAATTGCGCTTGAAGCGTCGCAATAATTACCGCTTTTTGCCCAATTTCTGAAGCTAGTTCAAAATGTACACTGTTATAAAAATCTTCGTTCATTGATTTTCCTTTCTATTTAAAGCCATATTTATTGATGAGATTGGATTTTATATGATTTTGAACAGCTCCATTTTTTAGATCCCAACCATAACGGGCGATAATACCAAAACAAGTCAGGATATCCCATAGATAGCCTCCTACGTTTTGTGATCCTTTCCCAATAAATAGATCATCTATATAAGCTTTGCTAAAATGCTTATCCCCACGGCCTAAATTATGTTTAACGCCGTTTTCATTCATTGGAATTAAGAAGGTGTTTCCGTCTTCGGTGTTATTATGTATTATCCAAGGACTGCGATACTTTCCGTTTGAATAGATGGCGATCCGATCAGCCACTAATTCATAAAACGATTCATTAACACCATTTCCTGAGCCTGACCAAAGGCGGGTCCCGGCAAAGGTTGCATTATTTGTATTTTCTGTTTTATCGTGGTTAGTACCTAATACGATCATAGCAGAATTAGGATCCCGGAAATGTTCAGCAATAAAACCGCTACGGGTCATTTTAAGGAATTGTGAAGAACTTGTATCATCAATCCGGCGAATGGTTCCGGTGTTTGAAAAAAGATTAATCGTACCTTCATTCAAATCTATTACCGTCTTATCATTCACGGCTGAAATTTTCTTACCCCTCATCCAATCCACCAAGGCATATTCAATCTTAGCCTTAATAAATTCAGCGTTTAAACCGTTGATATTATTAACATTCAAGTTGAAGATGTTAGCTTGTGAAGCGTCAATTTCCTTAATGTGGGCCGTGTCAATTTGGGCGTTACCAATCATTGATTTTTTAATAACCCCATCCTTAATATAGGTTTTTTCACCAATCGAAAGTAAGCCTTCATTAATTCTTATTGATCCGTCCGGGTTCAAATTTAATTGCCCCAGCACGTCCCCGGCGCTGTTCAGGTTCCGGACTGACCAGCTATTATTTAGCTGTGTTACTTGCGTCCGAACTGCTTCAGTTCCTTGGGCAACTTGGATCGCTTTTGCTTGCGCGTCGCTAGCAAGGTCTTTAGCTTCATTGCTAGCCTTATAAGCGTCATCAAACTGACTTGGTTTGTATGGCCCTGTGCTTGATCCGCGGACCAAAATAGGTTCTTTGAATTCTACCCAGCCGTTTTTAACAAGGTAAATATAAAACGGAAAATTGTGATCCTCGCCAAAAAGGAAGTCTTCCCGGATTGTGAAAGTTTGTTGAAATTCTTGCCATTCATTTAAAGGCGGTCTATTCTTACCAATATCAGCGTTTAATAGGATCTTATTTAATTTGTGGTTTTTTACATTAAAGGCAAACGCATGATCCGGGTATTCTTTAAAGCGGTATTTGAAACCTAGGGTATAGGTTTCACCGCGGTAAATCTTCTTGACATAGATAGGCAATGAAAAACCGGTGAAGTTATACCCGGTTAAACCTTGCGCCTTAATGCTAAATACTCCATCATTTAGGGTAACTTCTACGCCGTTTCCGTTAGCGTTAACTAGCGTATTAGTAGACATAGACATTGAATTAACAATCAAGTTATTATTATCTGTTACATATTTTCCGACTTCGGTTTGAAAAATTTGATCATTCAAAACCATCCGGGAAATATTACTTGCTATTTCACTCCCCACGGTGCCAAAGGCCTGTACAAATACATCCGACGTACGGACGAAATCACTATAAGCCCGCTTATTGTCTGAAAGCTCCCTTGTGATTGTCGCATACTGACCGTCCAAGCCGTTCTTATAAGTCGCAAACTGTGATAATTGCCCATCTGTTTGATTAAATTTCTGTTCAATCTCACTAATTTTTTCATTATAAGTATTTTTAGTAACGTAATTTTTCCCAAATTCAGCGCGTTCCCGGCTGATACCTTCAGCGGTTTTTGTTTCCAAAAAGCGGTTAAATTTTTCTGAAGTTGTGCCGTCCGGGTTGAAGTTTGTAGAAATGGTGTCTAGTTTAGTTTTCAGGCCTTGCGCTGTTCTTTCGAATTCAGCTTGTGCCTGTGTTACTAAATATTCTTGATCTTCCGGGGCTGGTACCCAATCAGTTGCATTAGTTCCAGCGGAAACAATCAAATTTTTAATCTGTACATTTCCACTACCTTCATCAAGGTTTAAATAAAGTTCAATGCTTTCAATGTCTTCAGGGTTCCCCTTGGTGTAACCTTTCCAAATAAAAGGCTCCGAATACTTACCGGACTTTTCACCGGAAACGTCAATGAACGCCTTACCCGTTGTAAGGTTATTTATTGCAAAATCCCACTGCGCCTGACCGTTTTTGTACCTAACCACCCGATTAATACGGAATTTTTTTACAGCGTCTTCAGCTTGATAATCAAAAGAAAGTCTTAGCTTTTGATCCGTTCCCCAGCCGTGAGAATCTTTAGAAAATGTGTAAAGTTTGGTATTATTCCCGACGTTTGCCGGCTTCCCCGTAGCTAAAACGTAGTTTCTCAATCCGATATTAGTAGTGAATTTCTCTTTCACCCCGTCAATCAGTTCAGTTACTTCCGCTTTGCTTGGTTTGCCGTCCAAATCAGCCTGAACCTTTGCTTTAAAAGTAGTTAGCTCATTTTGGGCCGTTTGGTTTTGCTGTTTGATTGTTTCAAGTTCGCCTTTTGCTTGTTCCGCTATTTTCTTAGCGTCGTCCGCAAGCTTACCAAGGCCGGATTTACTCAAAGCGTCATTGATTTGTTGTTCAGTTTTGGCGCTTTGCTGGTCCATAGCCTGTTTCAGCTCATTGAATTTCTGATCAATTTTTTCCCTTAGACTTACTTCATTGTAAGTCCTTAGAATTTCTTCCCAAACTTCCCCGGTCCAGCGTAGCATGATTTTATGGCCTTCATGTTCCGGATCAGGTTTGTACCAAATATCATTGATCATTACCTTTTTAGGGTATTTCTTAACCGGATCTTCGGTACTATACCAATTCGTGTTATAACCGTCCGCCGTCTTGATAAAGTCCGGCAAATTTTCAATAAAGCTATTAAATTCATTATTGATAAATTCTTCTACAGCTTTATCAGCTACCGCCTGAACCTTGGAAGATGAACTTTCACCGATCTGATCCCCTAACTTGATATCACTAGACTGATCATTTAAACGGTTGAAAGTAATTTCAAAAATCCGTGTATCATAGTCTAACTTTTTATCATGTCTAACTACCCTGATCGTGTCCCCGATTTTAACACCCTTCAGATAAACGCTTGACGTTTTCAAGGTTAATTGTGGACGTGCTGAATTGATCAAGGTTTGATAAGTAAGTTTTATCAATTCATTCGGATCTTCTTCCTCATTGAAATCAGTAAAACCGATTTTAGGGCGCATTGTGCCGTTTGAATTTTTGATCCCGTAAGTCCTAGTCATTTCAGGAATTTCAAGGTATTTTTGGCCTTTAGGTTTATCCAGCGGGTCCCCTTTAGCTTTAGACC